TTTATTGACTCAATGAATAAATACTGAATGGAATAAAGTAAAACGTGTTTATTAATACATCTTGCAAAGTTATATCATTCAAAATCAATACAGTCGGTTCTCCGCATAAATAATGTGAAATCGCAGATAGAAAATAAAAACAAATAAATGTAAGAAATAAATTGTTATTAGATACTTTTTGTTTTTTAATTTGATCTATAACTGCGAGTAAAATAAAAGAAATAAAAATACCAATGTAATAATCATTCAATGTAACTGATAGAAACCAAAAATAAAGCAAAACTGCAATTGTACTATCAGGCGTAAGTAAAAATAAGGAAGACATATAAATACTACCGCAAAAAATATGAAATAAAATATTAAAATAATTGGTATGATGCTCTTTAAATCTCATTAGCTCATGTTCAATAATAGAAATCATAATCAAATTAACTAAAATTAAATATTTATGTACATTTGTATAAATGAATATGATTCATGAAATAAAGTCAAAATAATTCTCTGTATATTTTTGTAAATTCATCGAATCTTGTAATAAAATTACCATCCCTATATTGATAGTAAATGGATTCTATTACATTCTTATCTTCTCTCAATGTTTTATCCATCATCCTTTTAGTAAATATATCAAATGGATCATTTAGAAACGGTAACATCTTAAACACCCAATTATTCCTATAAGCTTTTACAAAAAGCAAAGTTTCTTTTTCTGAAATAGGTAACGCGGATGTAATAATTGTATTCACAAACATTCCAAATTTAACTCTGGCAACTGTATAATGTGGTAGCACAAATTCATTTTCTACAATAAGTCTGCTTTCTCCAAATAGAGCCTTCGGTATAGACATTTCGCCAGCTTCATATTCATACGTTATTTTGTAGTGGGTATCTGATATTTTTTCTATTTTTTCGGACAAAGGTAATGGTCTGTCCTTGTTTCCAAATGAATGTACTTCAGAAATATGTAAAATATCCAACGAATTCTCTGTAACTGTTCTTGCATCCATTTCAAACTTTTTCTGTAGGTATACACACCTAAATTCGGAATTAAACGCTTCTGGCTCTATCCATAAATCACTATAAGTAGGTGTTAATGATATTTCATAAAGAGGTTCATTTCTCAAATATACCCATCCACCTTTCTGCAAAATATCAAAATGTGGTACGTCTGTTTTTAATTTGAACTTATCATTGGTTCTTACTACATCTGACCCTGGTGTTTGCACCATCCTACCTTTACTGTTAAATTTGAATGTATGATAAGGACATACAACACAATCCATTTTTTTATCAATTCGTCCTTTAGAAAGTGATGCTCCTCTATGCGGACAAACATCATATAAGGCAGAAAAATGATTATTATCATCCCTCCATACTGTAATTGGGGTGTCGCGTAAAATTACTTTTTGTGGTTTGTTCAACGGAAATTTATGTGTTTCTCCTATAACATACCATCTACTATTTGCTTGTGGATTATTGTAAAGATCAAAACATGATACATACGATATTAAAAAGAACGTTTTCAGAATAAACATAATATATTATTTCATATATTATACTTAAGTATTTTTCACGCTGCAAAATTTTTCCATATTTAAAAACAGATATTGACAATCATGATTATTTTCAAATACGCACTTATTATAAGCCTTTGTCAGTTCTTCACATGTTGTTGTGTTTTTACTTTCTACTTTATTTTCCGATGAAGAATGAAAAATTCTATTTACTGTTTCTCTTGCAATAGACGAACCTGTTCCAAATGCAAAGCCTTCAATCATTGTATTTACAAAAGATGGCTTTATATTTGAAGACGAACGTTGTTGTGGAAATGGCAATGATGATGTTGATAGTGGAGGAGGAAGAGGAGGAGGAGGATATCGAGTTTTTTGATTTCTTGTCATTAATATAATATAAATATTATTTTTATATTAATTACCAATTCGTTTCGCAAAATGGATATTTAAATAGGACTTCCCAATTTAATTTCTTTTTTACATAGCTAGTATTTTTTATGTTATCAATTGAAGGAACATATAATTCTATACCAACATTTATTTTTCTTTTAGTAACTACTGGATTTATTATTCTTAAATAAAAAAAGAATACTAATAAAAAGGACATTCTTTCTATAATATTATAGAATTGTTTATTATATTTAAGATGGATAAAATTTTGGATTTTGGGTATTCTTTTCTAAAAGGTCTTTTTTTAAGTGGAAGTGTGTACATACTTGGTATTATACTTGACAATACAATATGTATCAACAGTAAAAATTATCTTGTTGAAAACAAACCTAAAATATACAACAAAGGAATGTATTATGCAAAAACGAATTTGCTTGTAATAAGTCCTGTGATTTACTCTGTTATTGATCATTATATTCTCGATCACCATAAAACTTTTTCTATACCACATTTTATTACTTTAATTGGAATTCAAAACATAGGATACTATACAATTCATAGAGAGTTTCACATGAATAAAAACTTGTATTGGATACATAAATTTCATCATTGCTTTGACGATGTTCTTATTCCTAGTGTAGGCAATGCAGTTTCATATTATGAATTTCTTATTGGTTATATATTCCCAATTACTACAGGTGCTTTTTTTACAAATTGTGACGAAGTTACATTTTTATCAGCAATAGGAATGACCAGTTTATTAAATTTATTAATACACACAAACGAACTAAACAATACGTGGTGGATTCCTTATTTAGTTAGTCCAACAAATCATATTATTCACCATAAAAAAAGGAAAAAACATTATGCCGCACCTTTTTTAGATTTAGACAAAATAAAAAATATATTAAACCCTTGAACATTTAAACGCCGACTTTTAATATTTTTAGACATAAATTAAAGTTGTAAATATTAATTACTAACAATTATCTAGAAATTATTTAAATAATCATAATGAACCTCAATATAATTTTATTGTAAATGAATACTGTGAATTAATTAAAAAGTGTAACAATTGTATCAGGAGGTAATCTTACTCGTTTAAACAATTGAAAATTCTGTTCTTTAAATATTTTCTCTGTAACTAAAATGTTCCTTAATTTTTTTATTCCAATAATCGAGAGATAATTTATCCATATTAAATGTTTTATTTTGAAAATCTTTGTATATTTGATTTAAATATTCAATGGAGATAACATCATAACTGTGAACAAATAAAATTGGTAAATCATGAAAATTACTCATATGTGTTGATTTTTCAACAATAGGAATAACACCTAAATATAAGCATTCCCAAGTTCTATGACAATCAACACCGTTTCCTTTTGGTGATATACAAAATTTATGTTTAGATAGTTCTTCAATATATTCATTCCAATCTAATTTCTCGTTTTTATTAAACCCTTTTTGTAATAAAATATTCATAGTTTTAGATCTATTTGGATTTGTATGTAACGAAAAATTAAGGTACAATAAATTGCTCTTTGAATTACTAGAATGTTGTTTAATTGTATGTATATTTGTTCGCTTCCAATACTTATTTTCTAAACCTAATGGAATAGATAATGTTTTATCGGAAATAACACGCATATTCTGACCATACCATTTTATTAATAACGGATGATTTAAAATTTTATCATGTAATCCTGCTTCCATATCTCCATAATGAGTTATTAATACAAATCTATCATTTAAGGATGTTACAATTTTATAATAAAAATCATTAAGATACTCTATCTTTGTAATAAATATTAATGGACTTTTTTTATTATTTATCATAGAGTGGATTAAATTATTATTGGCTGTAAACTCCTTTATGTATTTGTTATAGTAAGTAATAGGGAAAAATTGTATTGTACTTATATTACTTGTAATTGTATCGCCACTTATATAGTAACTCATAAATATAGTAAGTCATATATACTTATACACGTTTTGAATGAAAAATAATTAATAATTTATTCGTGTTTTTACTATATTCATAACAAATAAGTTTTTTGTTGTTTTTTATCATTTTCTTCTATCCATTTTCAGAAAATAAAACAATAGAATAAAAATTAAAAATAATATAAATAAAATATCATTAGTGTATTTAGAAGTATATACTTCTCATGCACATGTAGCTCAGTAGGTTAGAGCATCGGTCTTATGAGCCGAAGGTCCGCGGTTCGAGACCGTGCTTGTGCAACGTAACATTGTATGCTAAATGGTGAAATTTGTTTCTTTGTATTAAAAAGCACACTAATAAGAAAAAATATTTGTAATATTTACAATGTCAAAATATACAATATAAATAAAACCGATTTTAGCTCAGGGGTAGAGCAATGGACTGTAGTTCCATGGGTCACTGGTTCAAATCCAGTAAATCGGAATCATTATTACTTACTGTAATAATACAGTAATTAATAAAATTTACATTAAATGTTTATGTGTAACCTTGCGTGGTACAGTCGCGCCTCCGGCGCGAACTCGTGTTAGTGCTTGACGAGTATCATTATTATTATAGCCTTGAAATGCAACGCCATTTTCATCAGCAAATGAACCTTTAGCTCCTAATATTGATCGAGAACGTACAACAGACGATGCATCTCTATTTCTAGTACCACCGTAAAATTGTTTTTGTTTCAATGCATCGCTATCTTCATTTTTTAAGGTATTAATTGTCCGAGAAAACATGGATCTTCCCATAGAAAAAGTATTTTCATTAGAAGATGTAATATCTTTTTGAGGCATAATTCTAAATTGCATTATATGTTATTATTACATAAAAGCATTATGAACATTTTTTCTGGATCTTCTCTTTCAGAATATCTATTTTTGAAACGAATAGATTATCAAGCTTATAAGTAGCAGTTAAATTATCAATACCTTGCACACTTGCTAAAAGTGTCTTTATAATATTTTCTTTATCAAAGACTTCATTCTCTTCTTGACAATCCATATGTTCTATTGCTTTTTCAACTACCAACTCAATAAAGTATATAGTATCATATCTACCGTCTGAAGTTAACCATCTTTGTAGTGCTGGTATAGGCCTATTATCTACATTCAATACTTTATTTACAACCATCATTTTATCGTTTTGTTTTATTTTTGAAATCATCTTCAAGTTTAATATTATTTCTTCTATTTTCAAATTGTTCAGCAAACTCTCGTCCATTGTACATATGGAATAATTATGTTTAATAGATTTTGAATAATTCAAAATTTTCCTAAATATTCTAGATTATATGATTTAAAATTCATAATAAAAGTTTCTCTCAATTCAAATATATAATGGAAGATTTTACATATGCATCTATATATCCGGAAATTATAAAACAACGCAAAAATAAAGTTCCTAAACAAAAACCAATAGAATTATCTCAAGTATATTTGAATTTACTTAAATATGGTAAATTATAGGGATCCGTAATATATTGCTCTCTCAACGCGGTCTTCATTTTCATAAATACCACGACCCACAATAATAATATCAGTATCTATATTACAAACTTCTCTGTAATTTTGTTCTTCTATTTTTTTTAGGTTATTATTGATACCAGGAGTCATGCATATCATATTGTCCATTTGTATTCTTTTTTGCGTAATAAACCCAACCACATGTGGGCGATATGAGACTGCCATATAGTATGATTCGGCAGTCATATCCCATACATTATTAGACATATTAGCAACAATGAATACACCAGAAAGAGTTTTTAGGACGTCTTCATTTATAGTAGGCATAACTGTAACGAAATCCACCCAATTTTTAACTTTTCTATATTGTTTTTTAACAATATGAGAAATATCTACATACTTTCGATCTTCCATAATCATAAAATCATGTTCAATTGATACTTGGATCAACTCCCTTACAAAATCCACATCGTCATCGTATATATCATAATGAATCTTACATATTACAATATATTGTCCTACTTCTCTCAATGTTTGTATCAAATCCTTTTTATCTTCAATATCTCCGGAAAAACAAAGACGGCAATCTTTTTTCTCTATAATTCTATTCAGACGTAATCTTAAAATATCGTTTTTAGTGATCAATGAATGTACTGGATATTCAATATTCTTAACTTCCATTCTGTCAATTACACAAAAAATTCCTACTACATTCATGTGGGTCTTCAATAAATCTACAATTTTTCCTACAGAATATCCAGTAGTTACTACATCTTCTATAATAATACATTTACTATTTTCAGAATACTTTCCTTCTATTTGCTTTCTTGTTCCATATTCTTTTTCTTCTATTCTTGGAATTATCATCGGAACATCATATTTAGTAGAAATATATGTTGCAATAGGAAGTGCTCCAATAGGAACACCACAAATAACGTCAAAATCCTCGTGTTTAATCAATTCATATATAGCATCACCTATCCTACGCAACAAAGATGGTTTTGATATTAAATTTTTCATATCAAAATAATATTTAGAAATTTCCCCAGACTTTAGAGTATATGTTCCAATTTTAATACATTCGTTATCAAATAGTTCATCAATTATAGTAGTGGCCATTGTAATATTTGTTAATAAAAAATGTTTTTAATTTTGTTTGAAACTATAATATTTGTATTCTAATTTTTCGTTTCATCTGTTCTTCATTTTCAAATGAAAATAGTTTGCATTTAACTTTTTGATACTTTGTATATTCAGTATCAAACGTTTTATATTGCGTAATCCATCCTAAAGCTTCAATGTATATGTTACATTTGTTATCATTTGACGATATTACAATACCATCATATTCATGTTCAGTATATTCAGGTATGTTTCGAACTTTATGTAGTATATCACAATCAGACTGTATTCTTCTTATTTTTTTCATGTCATTATTCAATATTTCCAGATTTTTCAGCTGATTTTTATGAAACTTTACAACATCTTTGTTCAGTTGCATTGGTTGTAATATTTGTATTACCCATTCCATTTGATTTAATAAATCAACCATTCTTCGTATAGGACTTGTAAAATGTACATATTCGCGAAATGAAAGAACTTCGTGTTCATAGTTACCTTCATCTGAATATGCTATGTAATTACCACTAATTTGTTGCTCTATCATTTTTACAAATGTAGGAATACTATCAGATGTTTCATAGATGACGTCTTGCTTACATTTACTTTGAACTGTTCTAAATATACCGATTTTGCGTTCTCTCATCATCTTTGCACATTTATTATTCATTAGCATCATCCAAAATGCAACCACATCATGACTGTCATTTATACTTTTCCCTAATTTCCTCGTTACATATTCCAAGTCTTTGTATTGTTTGTTTTTCACTAACATCTTTTCTTCATAACTATAATTTTTAGAAACTGATAAAATACACTGATTAAGTTTAGGATATTCTTCATTTTCTGAGAGAAGCAACGTTCCGTTTTCTGAAATATCAATAAAGAAATCCATTACAAATCCAAAACGCGATTTGTTTTCATCTAAACTACATAATTTCTCACCAATGGCAGTAGGAATCATTGGGCGTTTGAATTCAGGAAAATATATTGTACTTACGCGATTGCCTATTTGGTCCCATAGATTCAAACAATCTAACCATACCCATACATTTGCGATATATACACTTATTAAATACTTGTCATCAACCTTTTTTATTGAAATCGCGTCATCTCTATCCAAACACCCTTCTGGATCTATTGAAAATATATAATCATTCGTACGGTCTAAAAACTCACCATATTTATGTTTCGAATCGTAAATTGTCTTGTACATTTTTTCAAAATTATTTTCTCTCAAAATTGATTTTGTTTTTGCAATTGATTCTGTTATGGATGAATGTAAATTTTTACAATACAATATATATTCACAATAAGATGGAAAATGATAAAGATCTCCTAAATTCTGAGATATTAGTCCATAAGGGTGTTTATCAGATTTATCCCATCTATCAAAATAAAAAGTTATATATTTGTTTTTAAAATTTTTATTGAACCCCATTGGCATATCATATGGAATTAAAAAGTGTGGTATTTTTCTGTCATGTGGGCGACACTTGTAAAATAATTTCCTTTTGTTTTTTGTCCTGCCATATGTTCTATTATTCTCCAATGTAAGATCCCTGGTATATTTACGCAGTTTCTCGTAGGCGAATCAAATAATGTAACGCTATCATTATCAACATAAAATGTATCTCCGTTAAAAAGTTTGTAGTTCAAAGGATTATCAATTGAAACATTAGGTTGATATGACCAATTTTGATAGTCTCGATATTCGACATTGCAATTATATGTGTCCATGCTATTTTTAATTATGATATATAAAAATATCATAATGTGTGTATTTCAATTTTACTTCCAAAAACCAAATGTCCATGTTCTTCTAGTTCTGTATAACAGTTTTGCAAAAGTGTAAAATAATATTATATATAAAATAAATACTACAACTGATAAAACAAGCATTATTAAAAAGTACATACCATCATGTAATAACCAACATAGCGACATTAAAGTAATACATTGTGAAGGTGGTCCATTCGTAAAAACAATAGGGATAATCATCAATAAAGCATTCGGTATAACTAATAAATACATGAGTTTTTCATTGAACGGATTAAGTGCCCATTTATAACGACCAGGTTGTATGTTATTTTCAATCCAATTTATTATTTTTTCAGTATATTCTGACGTTTTTACAATCTCAATATCTACAGTTATATTTTGAATAAAATTTGGTAAAAATACTCTATCCATTCCAATTAATGCTTGTAAAGCCAAAAAAATACTTAAAATACCACCTGGAATTGTTTCAATACCACCACCCCAAGGTGGTAATGGCAAACTAGTGACAAAAGTAATTAAAATCAACATCACTGTAAAACTTGATTTACCAAAGTGTTCTGACAATTCTTTTATTGTATGCTTATTTTTTTCCATTGAAATCAATTCCTTAAATTTTTCCAAAAACATGTTTTTTCTATATAAATATATTACATTTACATTTACATCATTCCAGAAATAATGACATGCAATACGACGTTTGATCTTAAAGAAATATCATATGCACTAAATGTATTTATTTTTGATATTCCTTGCCCTTTCCAAATGTATATTTGATTAGACTTAAGATTCAGTCTCTCTGGATAAAAAATAAATTTCTTTCTTCCAAAAAAAATTTCTATAAATCTACCATCATTTACACTATCCCATAATTCATAAAGAGTATATTCTACTTTTTGATGTAGATTATTATCTTCGTCTATCCAATAATTGTTGGATGGTAATTTTGGTGTAACGCGAACAATAAAATCATTTCCACTATTATCATAAACAAGTTCATTGTGCCATAGAGGTATATAAATTACATCATTTTCATTCAGGGTATGCTTAAACACATTATCACCCATTACATCATCGAGAGATGGTTTCAAGTGCAAATCGCAATTACTGCTATCATCACAAATAGAATCATTCGGTTTTACTTCCATGTAATAATTAATATCCCAACATGGAGAAACAATCGTTTCATATTCTTTGTTTTCATCCAATAAATCCTCATCAGTAATATAATCACTTTTTACATCTCTTTTATGCCGTTTTTTTAGATTTCCTTGAGAGAACCAATATATTTTCTTTTTTTCCATAAAATCACAGAATTTTTCAGACAAATATAAAATAGACCTATACTTTACAAACATTTTATAAATTCTTGAAAATGTCTCTTCATTCATATTATCTATTATCTGGATCCCTTGGAATTCACAAACATTTATTACAGTTTGGAAGCTTTTAATAAAAAAGTCATATCTCTCAAATTCATCAAAATTATCTGAAGAATAAATAAATAAAAATATTTTCGTCAAAATATTTTCGTAATTCTTGTTTTCATATTCCAATAAAAACTCATATGCTTCATGTACTTCTTGGAATTTTTCTTCAGACCCTTTTGTATTGTTCTTATCAGGGTGATATTTTAATGCTTTTTTGTGATACTTTCTTTTTAATAAATGTTTCCAATTTTTTTCTTTTGGATTTATATCTAATATCATACATGCAGAATCAAAATTCATTTTATAAGAATATTAATGTTTATCTATTACGTTTTTTTGTGTAATTATTTATTAGTAAAAAAATAACACTTTCTAGATGGTATATAGGACGATAATTATTGTTGAAATATTTTAAAAATGTGTAAATTTCCTTGTAAATATTACTTATATCCTCGTTAAATAAAAGGTCATTATCAATAAAGTAAAATAATATATGGCATATGCATTCTGATACATCAATATTGTAAATCAAAATGTCATATAAATCATTTCTTAGAGTTTGTATTGTTATGTTTTCAGGATCAATCATTTTATAAATAATATTGTCAACAACTATATTAAAAATATCTGTTGGAAGTCGATCAATTGAATCCATCCTTTTAAATATATTTAATTCTTTAATATTCTGCAAAGAACTAGATCCATATTTTTCAAGTACATTTTTCATATTTTTACGCTGTGTTTCATCAAAATTACAATAAGAATTATTTAACATTATACTTGATTTATTTTTAATAATTGATTTCATATACGTATCTTTAGATGGGCGTTTTACTCTAATTAAATTGAAAGAGTTCAAAATGTTTTCAGGAATATAACCTAAATGCTCAGTTATTAAAATGAATTTGATATCAATATCAGAATTATGCAAAGAATTGAAAAGATAACTATAAAAAACCTCTAATAATTCATTACAAATATAATGCATATTTTTGCACAATATAATACCACATTTTTGTGGCTTTATTGAAACAATATCTACAATCTTTGAAAAAATCTCATGCCATAAACTTTTTGAATTACATCCTAATATAGACATGTCAACTTCATAATGTATATCACTAATGCGATAAACATAATCCGAATTTTTATTTGAATTTTTAATTTTATCACTTCGAGTTTCTTTTATTTTTTTCTCATTTTTTTCATTAGTTATGAACAATTTTTTATCATATTTTAAAGATGTTTTACTAAATCTACTAATAATATTCAACGCTTGAGTATATTTTCCAACACCGCATGGCCCATAAATTATAGTATTTTTAAAATCATCTATTTTATCATTATTGTAGCTGATTTCTGGATGAAGATTACAACTTTTAATAGAGTTTAAATATTCTTCAAATGTTGTTTCGTAATATTTCATTTGATATAGAAAAATAAAATATTTATGTGTTTTGATCGAATAATCTTATATAATTCTTTTAGAATAACTTTTGTACTTGAGATGATTTTTGTAAGAATAATGAAACTGGACAATTGACAAAATAAGAACTCCTATTGGTGCTAAGTATTTTACTACAAAACTTATAATATTATTTAAAAAATTGTAAACAAGTCCCCCCATTCTATGTTTTGAATACAAAGCCATAAACAACGAAAGGGTCATGCAAACCAATACCACTGTGAACATCTCTAATGGTTTACGAGATTCACCATCCAACCATTTATTTGCACCCAAACCATATGCAACAAAAGTGAGTACAATAAATATTACCGTAGATAGTATATGCAAAAAATTTCCGAAGCCAAATGCTTGGAAGTTTATAGTATTCACATTCAATAATCCAATATCCGCAAAAATTTGAAATATTGCCAATACAATTGGCGTTCCTACCGCTCCAAAAACAATAGACACTAAAAAGAACAGGAGTTTTTTAACAGAAAGAACATCTGGGAAAGCTTCATACCTTTTTCCAAATAAACAACCCAAAAATAAAACCATACCAACTAATGTAGATGCAATCATTAATACACTTGGCATACTTGTCAATGTTTTTATGAACCACATTATTTGTGACAATGCCAACGTTAGAAGAACACATAAAAAGAATATACCAGTGTTTCTATAATCGTTAATGTTTCTATTAAATATAGGTGGAAACATAGGTGTCATATTTATTATCCTGAAACGATCCATTGGTTTTCTTTCTTTTGCATCACGTGGTATTCGAACAAAGGCCCCAAAAAATAATACAATAAACGTTATACAATAAATACTGAATGCTTTCATTAATGGATTAAATGGTAACTCTCTCATGTAATATAGGACAAATATATCCAAATTATCTATTATTTTTTTGGGTTGTTGAATCAACCATTTGATTACTTTAGGTAAAGTTGATGTTTGGGTTTCGTCTGAAAAATTCGAAAAAGCACCACCTACAATACTCCATATTAATGTTGTAATAGTTACTAAAAGTATTTTTATTGTATTGTCATTTTTATTTGTAGTTTTACTGGATGTCTCCAATCCACTTTCGCCATTCTTTTTGTTCATTTTACGAACATTTTCATTTTTAAGAATTACAAAAAATAAAGCTAAAAACTGTAAAAATAGGCCTGCATATATTATAATTGTATTTCCATCAAATATATTGTTAAAATCCTCTATCCATGTAAATGGAAAAAGAGAACTTAAAATAAAGACAAAAACGTAGATGAAATACACACTATTATTCTTGTCAAATAAATGGTGAAAACTAATAATGTACAATATTATTGAAACAAAATACATTATTGCTTTTTTTACGTCTTTATTCGTGTTATAAACACGATCCCATACACTTGGATCAAATATTGTTTCTTTCCAATTAACATTCATATTCTATATGTTCTACTGTTATTTTTTAGACTTCTTCTTTAAGTTCATAGTTTCAATCCACTGTAGAATTACTTCAGAATCATCTTGTAAAATATTGTGAGGACATTTTTTGATATTAATAAAATTCGGTTTAGACATTTCTTTTGTTTTGAAAAAAACATAATTGCCATATTTTCCTTTTCGGACAGATGTATTTTCATTTAAAACTCGTAAAATCATTTTATTTGAATTATCCGATTCACTTTCAATTAATTCTATAATAATTCCTAAAGTTATTTCTTTTATTTGAATTTGTTTTTGAATTTTTTGCAACGAAAAGTTTTTGTTTTCCCAGGAAACATACAATCCATATGGACCTTTTTTCAATAAAACAGGGGAATTCTTATAAATCCCTAAAGATTCCTGATTTATTTGTAAAATATCTGAAATATTATACTCTTTTTTTTCTAATTTAGGAAAATCAACAATAAAATCACTTCTTAATGATTTTATACTTTCTTCTTTTGTATCTGGATCTACATGTTGTATCATAACACCAGACTTTCCAAAAAGTAAGTAATGTTCTTCATCTATTTGATGTTTTATTTTCATCTTTTGTTGTAGTGGTTTCAAGTCTGTATTTATTGTATCTTCACAATCTTTACAAATATCTTCCCATTTTTTATCAGGATTCGTAACTAATTCATCTAATTCACTCTCCATTTTACTTGTATAAGAATAATCAAAAATAGATTCAAAATGTTCAAGTAGTAACTGGATCGCTTTTATTCCTAAATCTTGAACAACTAATTTGTTTTTACTTGCACCAAATATTTTTTTCAATGTTTTCTTTTGAATTTCTCTATTTTCTAATAAAACATATTCATTACCAATAACTTCAGTTCCTTCTATATCTCGTTTAAGAACATACTTTCTATCCTGTATCGTTTCAACTAACATTGAAAATGTAGAAGGACGACCTATTCCTAAAGATTCTAGTTTTTGAATTATACTAGATTCTTGATAATATTTGTCGATTTCAGTCATATGAAGAGATGACTCTATTCTCGTATAAGTAATACTTTTACCTTGAAATCTATTCCAATAAGTAATACGTCGTGATTCTTCTTCTCTCATTTTTGTCATTTCTTCTTTAGAAATGGTAACATGTTTCCATCCTAAAAATGTCGGTATTTCGACTAAGCATTTATATAAATTTTCATCAGGAGCGGTTACTGTACAAACATGCTCTTCATATTGATAATCTTTCATGCAGCATTCAACACTTCTTCTCCATATTAAAGAATACAAATCATTTATTTTTTTATCTTTATAATCTACTTTTGATAATAACAAATTTGTGACACGTATTGCTTCATGTGGGTTGTTTGTATCTTTATTCTCTATTTTGCTAAAATCACCAACATAATCACCATACTTATTTTCTATAAATTCTTTACATTGTTGAAGGAAGTTTTGAGACAATTTATTGCTTTCCGTTCTCATATAAGTAATTTTACCATCTTGGTACAATGTTTGACAACACTCCATTGTATATTTAGGTGACATTCGTAGATTGTTACTAGAACTTTGCAATAATTGAGATGTACTAAACGGCACTGGTGCTTTTTTAGATTTTATTATTTTATCACGTATATGCAAAACATGAACAAAATCCTTTGCTTTTTCAATAAAAGATAATAATTTAGTTTCATTGTCAAAAATATGGTCTAATTGTCCTTTTAGAATTGTTGGGTGCGAAAAAAAATGTCCTAATACCTTGTATTTCAAAGAATTTTCTTCATTCTTTTTATTGCTAATTTCTTTATCGTATATAAGACGCAATGTTGGTGTTTGACATCTACCTGCCGATAGATACTTGGAATCATCATGTACTAATAACCTTGATAAAAGCGGACTAATTTTAAAGCCAATCATACGATCTAAAATTTGCCTGGTTTGCTGTGCTTTTACAATGTTCATTCTAGTTATAATTGGATTTGAAACTGCATTTTTTACTGCTTTTTGAGTAATTTCATGGAAAATAATGCGTTTAGTACTTTCTACATCTAGATCACAACATTTGCAAATATGCCATGCAATACCCTCTCCTTCTCTATCATCGTCTGTTGCCAGAAACACATTTTCTTTTTTAAACTGCTTTACTATATGATTCATCCATTCTACATGATTTATTTTTTCTTTTATTAATTGATATTCAACTTCGTACCCTTTTTTATAGGTACCTACTTTTGCTATCTCTCGAATATGACCTTTAGATGCAATGCATTTGTACTGAAATCCCAAGAATTTTTCGATTTTCTGGCATTTAGATGGAGATTCTACAATAACTAAAAAAGGAGTATTCAATATATTCACCTTTACTGGCTCTTCTTTCTTAGGTTTATACATTTTCCTTTTCATTGTCAGTAAATAAACTGTAGATATTACTATAATTATATTTATTATGTTATTAATAAATATATGAAACTGATTTCCTTGTTAAATAGTAAATATGGAAGATTTTTAATCCCTTTGCTTACCATAATTGTAATCGCTCTTCTATTTATTAGTCATTATGATCTTTTTTCTGTAGTACATAGATATTTAAATAAAGAAACTTACCGTACAATGACCACTAATATACAACACAATCCAAAACATAAACTTAAATCACATGATTCTAGAGAACATAAAGACTCACATCGACCTCATGTACATTCAAAAAAATCTATCAAAAATGACAAAAATAGATTTAACTATTAAGCGCATTTTCTATGAACTATTGTAGGACCGCATTCGTCATATTCATCTCTTGTAATCCAATTCTCCTGAAACGTGTGAAGAGATGATAATATTGAACCACCAATCCATACAGAATATTTTCTTTCAGGGGGTGATATAATTCTTACTTTTACAGTATCAGGAACCATCATTACTAATTCAGTTGTCAAACGTTCATTCATACCTGGAAACATAGTAGATCCCCCTGAAAGTACAATATTTGAAAATAAATCTTTTCGTAGGTCGATATCACAATTCATTATTGTATCATATAAGTTTTCATGAATACCACATGCTTCTCTACCAATAAAGGATGGTTTAAATAATGCTTCTGAACACCTAAATCTTTCATTCCCCAAAACAATAATATTACCATCTGGTAACTCATATGATTTTTCAATCGCTGAACTTTCTTCTGCTTTAGCCATTTCAAGATCGTAATCACTAGCAACGTAACATAAAGTTTCTTTTATATCTCTTACTATTTCACGTTCTGCTGTATTTGTAAAACTATTTCCTCTTTCACTTAAAATTTTCATCAAATAATCTGTCAAATCACGTCCTGCAACATCCAGTCTCCGAATCGCATGAGGAACAACAAATCCTTCATATACTGGTACTGTATGCGTGACCCCATCACCAGAATCCATAATACATCCAGTCGTTCTTCCAGCTGCGTATAATGCTAATACAGCTTGGATGCTTACATGTACCGATGGTACGTTAAATTTTTCAAACATAATTTCTAACATTGTTTCTCGATTGGCTTTCGGATTCATTGGTGCTTCGGTAAGCATGACTGGATGATCTTCTGGATTAACTCGTAGTTCATTATAAAAAGTATAATGCCATATCTGTTCCATGTCATCCCAGTTTGTAACAATACCGTGCTCCAATGGGTATCTTAAATTAAGAACTCCTCTCATGGATTGAGCTTCATCTCCTACGTATGAATCTTGATGATTTACACACAACATTATTTCTTCATTTCTTGGTCTTCCAATTATGCATGGAAAAACAGAACGTGGTGCGTCGTCTCCTGCAAATCCAGCTTTGCACATTCCAGAACCATTGTCGATAACGAGTGGTTGAGTTTCCATATCAACAAACATCATAATTGATATACATTTTTTTCATATTTTACTGTAAAAATATGAACGTATTTTTATTTTCTTTTGCGTGACGAATTATTATTTTTCATTTTCCCTCCATAATGACTATTAATGCTATTCTCTAAATGTTCCTGTAACACAAAACCTAAATTTTTCTTTTCATTTTCCAGTATTTTTGATACATTTACTACTTTCTCTAAAGCATCTCCTGTGTCTTTATCTATTTTTTTAAAAATATGGATTTTTTGTTGATCATTTAGACTATTTGTTTCTAGTAATTTTTTTGCAGTATATTGGCTCCAGGTTTTTGTTTTTTCACCTAATATTGCAGATGCATCATCATCGTAAGATGACAAAAATTTAGCAAGTTTGCTGTTCCGAACATTTAAAAAAGTATTTCGTATTACAGTACCATTTTTGGTTTCAAATACAGTATCTTTAGCTGTTTTTCTTCTCGTGGTATTACTTAAAGGGTATGCTCTTATAGGTAATTTTCGTGTAGAACTTTTACGTTTTTCTATAGTTTCATCTTTACGAAACATTATAATATATATTTTTATTTTCCAGTAGATCCGAAACCACCTTCACCCCTTTCTGTATCCCCTAATTCTTCTACACTATTTACAATTGTTATAATAAATGGTTGTAGGTTTGGATCACAAATTTGAAGCAAACGATCATACTTTTTTACTTCGTATCCAGAATCGCTTAAATTACGAAATGCTCCTGTTAAGCATCCACGATATCCTGAATCAATTATGCCTACATGATTCGACAAAACAAGAGGTGTTTTAGCGATTGATGATCGTGGATACATGTAGTAACCCATGCATTTATCAATACCATAATGCATCATTTTACCGCGTACGCAAGTAGACATTTTAGTTGTATTGATGGACGACTCAATTATCATATCTTTAGGACAAGCCAAATCAAACCCTGAATTTGGACAAGCACTTTGAAGTACATGTTCATTATGTTCCTTTACTTTATTTTCATACCATTTTTTTAAATCATCATCATTCGAATCAATACACATGATAAAAACAGAATATTTAAAAGTCGTATTCATATTACTATAATAATACTAAATTTATCCTTTATATCGTTTTTGAGTTTTATTTTGCTTCTTTTTTTTACAGTATAAATATGGTGCGCATGAGCTTCGCATAGTAAATCCTTTTATTCCTTTTAGGCATCTTTTTCTGGAAAATCTTCTCGGTAGTAAAAATTTTTTACCATCTTTTCTTGTACATTTTTTTGCATTTTTTTTATGCGAACAGCAATTCATATGTAGTTCTATAATATAATGCAAAAATATTTAGCAGAATTTCTAGGAACCCTTTTCTTTGTATATGTGATTCTTGCGACTGGTAATCCTTTAGCAATTGGAGCAGCACTGGCAATAGTAATCTTCTTATCCGCCTCGATTTCAGGTGGCCATATGAATCCTGCTGTAAGTGTTGTAATGGCAGCAAAAGGACGTATCAGTACAAAAGATCTAATCCCTTACATAATTGCTCAGATTTTAGGAGGTCTAGTTGCTCTTGAAATTTTCAAAAAAGTAAAAATATGAAAATAATATTTAGACACTTTCATTTTTCCTAAATATTATTTCTTTGTATTTTTCCGATGAACTGAAATATTTCACAAAAATTTAACTTAGAGTTATAAAATCGTTTTTATTCATTTTCTCGGTCAAATTTTTATATATTTCATTTATCTTATTAATCTTATTTTCATCTTGTATTGTTCTACTTTCTCGTCTTGTCAAAGATAATTCTCCAATCCCTAAAAGTTTGCTTAATTCTTTATGCTTTTCAAATAATTCTTCGTACTTCACACAATATATTTTGTAATTTCTTTTTTTATTTGGTACAGTATAGTTATCATAAAATTCTTCAATCCCATACAAGTCATTTCCACTGTCTAGAACTTGAGAAAGCTTAATATTTGTGTCTTTACATTGAATATGTGTCAAGTGTCTATCCAACTCAAACCTAGAAAATATAGATTTATTTGGGTTTCTATAAATATAAATAACAAAGTAATCTTTTACCTCATCATCTGGTATTTTAATTCCATTAAACCATTCGCCATAACATATAATATTTTTTTTATTTCCAACGTATTCCAAGTTATCAGGAGGAATTCTGCTATGAACGTGTTCGACATTTCCATATTTACTCAAAGCTGATGTGAGTAATTTTGAACCACAACCTCCATATGAACAAATATAAAACGTTTTTGTCATTATATTTTTATATATTTAGCTCTTTATATATTTTAATGCTTTATATTAATAGTTTAAGTAAAATAAAAAATATTGAATGATTTTACACCTTTTCTCATTTAAAACGCCCATTTAAATAAATATATATTTATGAAATCTTTCAATATCATAACCTTCTAATGGGTCAATATCGTATTCTAACATTTTCACAATATTTTCGTAAAATTGTTTTGTATTTTTTAATATTTTCTTTTTTGAAATTATAAATTGTGCTCCAGCCCCAAATATACATTCTTTATTACCACTATTTACACCAAATACTCGTTCCCAATTTTTGTGTATATTTTTACATTCCCTGTATTTCCTACATTCTAAATCTAAAGAGGAATGATGTATATCTTCGCTTAAGAATTCAAAATCAATACTCAATTCTTTATTATTAATATATTTAGTTAAATTAGAAATTATATTTGGTGAATGGTCAAATGGTCTTCCTTGTAAAAAAATAGTATATTCTGCTAAATTGTCATAGTTGTCACAAATATACTTATAATATGTATGACCTTCTCTACCTACATTATTCAAAAAAATCTCATTGTAACTATTATCATCTAATTTGCTTCCCTTGTTATAAATTAATACATCTGTGAATTGTTTAGTCCATTCTACGTTTTCATTATATCTTGCTACAACAATACAAAAAGACATATATATATATAATATGTTTAAATGGGCGTTTTAAACGATAAAAGGTGTAAGAAAATGATTTCTGGTTATCTGACAATAATATTTAGACATTTTCATTTTTCCTAAATATTATTTTTTTGTGTTTTTTTCGATGAATCGATAGATGATATATAATCCAACTATACTGATTCCTCCAAAAAACGTTTGGAAAACCAACGGCATTTTTGTAGGTCTTGACACATATATTTTCTCAGGGTATTTTTGATTAACAGTAATAAAAGGTGATTCTTCTTTTTTTTCCTTGAAAACTACGTACTCAGTAGTCGGTTTTTCTGAAAAACTTATTTTTTTCATTCTATAACTATAATATATTTTGACATTAAAAATACAAATACAGTGAACAATTGTGTCAATGATATTTAGGTTTGCATTTACTTTATTGTACATGACTAAATACTTTTTATTGTGATATTGCCTATCTTCAATTATTCTTTCTAAAATTACTTTGCATCTTTTGTAAAAATAAATTTTAAGTAGTCATCAACTACTTCATTGCCGCATGGTTGAGAGAGTGTTTTTGGCGTAAACAGCAAATACATACCAGTACTTCTATAAGTGTAGTAATTTTCTGAATTGTTTATTTCACGTATAAACAGATTATCTATGTACGTATAAACGTTATTGCTATTATTTTGAATTAGTTGATTCTTCACACTCTCTTTCTTATTGATAAGTTCCTGTAATCTATCCAGTTCTTCCTTTTTTTTAGTGTTTAATATAGGACTGTTATCTTTATCGTGCGTTTGTTCTTTATCCCATCTATACATGACAAATCTTATTTCATTCTTTACATCTTTGTACTTCATAATGAGAGACTTTTTATGATGTTCTATTTTTTTTATAAATGAAAAAATGTTGATATGAGAGATAATCGGATTCAATAATTGAACTTCATATGGAATAATAATATCATTGTAATTATTTTGAATATCCATGATTCGTTTTTCTGTATCTCTCATTTTTTCTAAAGTAAGTCTATTTCTTTCTTCTCCTTCATCAATAAAAATATATTGATTTCGTGTCATTTCTACAGATATTCCTAATTTATCATATTGATTTGAAATAGTCAAGTATATTGCGGCAACTGCTTGCCATTTCATAAAATTATTAATTGTTATCATTACTGTAAGTATTGCATTTAAAATAGACATGATCCAACCACTCCATCCAATATGGGTCATAAAAGGTGTAACTACGGTCATACTACCTGTAATAAATATAGCAGGAAACATGAGCAAGTTAAATTTTTGCTCTGTTACACGACTCGCCTGTTTGAATAGATGTTTCTGTCCTTTCAAATAGGTGAGTAAAATATCTATTTCGCTTGAAATCTGAATTTCCTTAGTGTAATATTTATTTAGTGAATCCTCTACTTCTTGATAGGTGAGTTTTTTAAATCCTCTCTTTGAATTCAAACTTTGATCTACACTATCTTCATAGTCAGAATGAGCATTTGAAGAACAGAGTGACATTGTAAGTGGGCTATTACTAAAATATTTGTCTTCGTAATATTGTTGCTTTCGTTTCCACGAATTTCGATTATTTTCATTTTCAGAAACAATTTCAGCGTTACGTATTATAGATGAACCATCAACATTTTCATCTGATCTTTTGTTATGTTTTTCTTTAATATTTTCTAATTCTAATGACAATTTATCGAAAAAATGTTGATTCGTTTTTTCTTGTTCATATAAATCACCCATGGAAACATTTGATTCTGACTCAATATTTTTAGTTACATGGGAATTATTTTCTTCATTCGATCCTTTCTCAATGTCCAAATAAACTTCCGAAAAATTATCATCATCTAAAAAACTAAATGTTCCTTTTTCAGAATCTTTATTTTGCATATATATTACAAGAAGTTAAATTCATAATATTTTTATGCACGATTTGTCTAATTGTTTCTTCAGAGCAACTGTGTTTTTTACTCAATTCTAAATTGGTGTTTTTCGATTGAAACTGAAATCAAATTTATCAAATAAAATGTGTTTATCTCTTTCTTTTTGAAGAGTAAAAATTTTATACCAAATATCTAAATACAATTCTATTTCGAAATTATCACTAAATGTACTGTGAGCAATATCACAACGTTTGCCTAAATTCATGTTTTTTGGTGTATCTACATCGTACTGATAATGATAATTTATCGTGTTTTTCAGTCGTCTTTCTTTTTTTGTTCGCTTGTCGATTACATATTGCTTAGTTAGACAATTGTAAAGAGAACCACGAATATATATTTTCGCAAATTTTCCATTGTACTTTCTTGTTGCATGATAAAGACCAATACAACTCTGATGTTTTACACCTTTAGACAATTAAAACGCTTATTTTTTTATAATGATGATATATATAGACAAATGGAAAAAGGACGAATGATGCTTCTACATTCTGCTATAATTGGTATTTTGTTATACATATTTATGATTTTTATACTTGGTCAAAATGAAAATGTTGCCGAAAACCGAAGTATCTTATTGGCGGCTGTGATATTAATATATATGATTGTATTTGGTCATGGATTACCTACTTCAATAAATAAAAACTTATATTAAGTATATTATTACATTTTTTATAATAATTTAGGCGTTTTTAATGACCAAATGTCTAAATCGTCTTTGGGAATGTATTTAGTTTTATGTTTATGGAACTTTATAAACTGATAACATTCGCTATAAGCAAATGGTAAATAATGGTGAAATATGATATTATCTACTTTATTTTTTATTTCACTTGTTATTTGTGGATTTTGCAATATAGTCTGTATGTTACTCAATTGAATCTTTGTTAGCATTGAAAAAACAGTATTGGCTAATAATACAAATATAATATGAATGTGCATTCACATTATAATACAGAACAATACTTATTATTATTTTAGATATTATTTAGAATATTCAAATGATTAAAAAGTAGCGGAAAAATCAAAAACATTGTCATCTACATCTTTATTTGCTAAAGCATATGCGCTATTTGTTCTCTCAAAAAAATTTACTTTAGTATCAATACTGATTAGTTCCATGAAATCAAATGGATTAGTAGAATTAAATATTTTGCTTGTGCCTAATTGAAGACACAAACGATCGCCTACAAACTCAATATATTGTTTCATCAATTTAGAATTCATTCCAATTAAGCGACACGGTAGTGATTCTGTAATAAATTCCTTTTCAATCTCTACGGCTTCTTTTATGATGAAATGCAATTGTGATTCACTCAACTGTTTGGTAAGTTTAGAGTACATTAATATAGCAAACTCTGTATGTAACGCTTCATCTCTGGAAATTAATTCGTTCGAAAATGTTAATCCTGGCAATAATCCTCTTTTCTTAATCCAATAAATAGAAGCAAATGAAGAACTAAAAAATATTCCTTCTACACAAGCAAATGCTACAAGTCGTGTAGCAAAGTTGCTATTTTTATCATTAATCCACTTTATAGCCCAATCTGATTTACGTTTGATGCATGGAAAGTTATCTATAGCCTTGAATAATTTAGTCTTATCTTCATTCTTTTGTATAAATGTATCGATTAAAATACTGTACATTTCACTATGAATATTTTCCATAGCAATTTGAAAACCGTAAAATGCGCGAGCTTCGCTTAATTGCACATCTGCCATGAATCGTACAGCTAAGTTTTCCAATACAATTCCATCACTCGCGGCAAAAAATGCAAGAACCATAGAGATAAAATACTTTTCATTTGATGTTAAGTTTTCCCAGTCTGACAAGTCTTTTGATAAATCTACTTCTTCCGCCCTCCAAAAACAATCAACTTGTTTCTTGTACATTTGCCACACTGTATCGTCTTGTATTGGAAACATTACATAGCGATCAGCAGATTCTTTTAGCAATGGTTCTTCCACTGAAACTATAAAGTCTTCTTGTTTTTGTTCATTTGAGTAAGTTTGAGATTGGATAGTTTGTATATCGACTGTCATAGGGATTCCTAAATAATATATAAAGGATATTTTTATATGGGTTCTTCTGATTTATTAAGAATCAAATACCTTGTTTGGTTTATAAAGCAATATATCCAGTACATTCATCGTAGTAGGGAATTCATCATATCCGTAAATATCTTGCAAAAGCATCCATTCAAATAATCCCCCTTTATAGATAAAAACATCAGATATACCCAATTTATTGAGTTGTTTTGCCTTGATATCAACGCTTTTGTCAATAGAATTTTTACCATATAATACAATTTTTTTATCTGGTTGCTCAAAAGTATTTATCATAGAATTTAATAATGATTCTTCGCTTTTAGCATCAATCGTACCGACTATAAGACATTTTTGTTCATCAATCGAGAGAGTATTTACAATCAAGTATTCATTTTTATTTTTAATGGCAATCTGTACATCTTGAAATCCTATCATTTTAGAATCGTTTTTCAAGAAAGAAAACATATTATTACTATTTATTTGTAAAATTGAATAATAATACAAACATATTGTTTAACAATTAAATATACAAAACGAGTATGGAAATTCTAATGCAAAGTAAGCTGTCAAAGTCTGAATGGGATTCTTTGGAAGTACCAATCCCATCAAGCGAAAAGCAGATATTGGACGTAATAAAAAATGGATATTCCAATCCGTCTATTGTATTAAATAGACGGATCAATATGATTGAGTTTTCAAAACTAAAAGCAAGTCAAGAAATGCATTTTTACATTTACACAAAATATTTTGAACCTTATGTACAGACAATGTACAAGTACCAACTTGATAAATTTGTGATAAATTCTCGTACCGTAAAAAAGTTAAAAACTGCTGATATGATTCGAGTTCAAAATATTGACAATACAATTTCTTTAAACAAAGATAGAATTTATGAATTCATGTGCCTGGAATTATGCAAAAACATTATAAAAGACTTATCAAAAAACAAGTCAATATCTAAAGACCTTTACACATTGATTGAATGGAACAAGGCGGTTATACCAAATACAAATCCACACGTTAAAAGTTTGATTCAATTGATAATACTAAAATGTACACCACAAGTATCGATTAAAGACATTGTGGTTAATTCAACAAACATAATAGAAAAAAATACAAATTTATTTAAATGTGAAAATATTTCACTGTTTTCGCATCAAAAAGATATTTATTCATTCTGTCGATTGCACAGAGACGTTCCAAAACTGATACTATATACAGCTCCTACTGGAACTGGAAAAACACTAACACCTATTGGATTATCTGAAGGAAATAAAATAATATTTGTTTGCGTTGCAAGACATGTGGGTTTAGCTTTGGCAAAGTGTGCAATTACACTCGAGAAAAAGATTGCATTTGCGTTTGGATGTGAAACTGCGGATGATATAAGACTCCACTATTTCTCTGCACTAGATTATACACGTAATCGAAAAAGTGGTGGTATAGGAAAAGTAGATAATTCAAATGGGTCAGCAGTTGAAATCATGATATGTGATGTACAGTCGTATTTGATTGCAATGTACTACATGGCTTCTTTCAACAAAAAAGAAGACATACTTACGTACTGGGACGAGCCAACGATGACACTTGACTACGAAGACCACGTATTACATAACAATATACATGATTTATGGTCAAAGAACCAAATACCAAATTTAGTGCTTTCTTGCGCAACTCTTCCAAAAGAAGAAGATATTCAAGACTGCATTCAGGATTTTCGCATGAATTTCTTGGGGTCTGTTGTACATACAATAACATCATATGATTGTAAAAAATCAATTCCAATAATAACAAGTGAAGGACAATGTTTCATGCCACATATTCACTGTGAAGATTTAAATCAATTACGAGAATATGTTCGCTTCGCATCAAACGAAAAAACACTTTTCAGATATTTTGATTTAGATGAAGTAATAAATTTTGTACTAAAGTTTCATGAAAAAATCGAAGGATCTAGTAATATTCACATGAACAATTACTTTAATTCCATTACAGAGATAAACATGAACTCATTGAAAATGTATTACTTAGAATTATTGACTCAGATCGAGCACGAAAACTGGGAATACGTTCATAACTCGCTAAAAATTGGACAAAAAACAAAATTCGAAAAAAATATCAATTCGAAAAACAACCATCTAAGAAGAGTTGAAAGTATGCCCAATGAACCTAATCAACAATGTTCTATAACAAGAACTTTAAGTGAAGGTGAAAGTATTAAAAATCAACAAACAATATTGGATCGTTTATCTGGTGTGCTTTTAACTACAAATGATGCGCACACTTTAACAGATGGACCGACCATTTATTTGGCAGACAACTTAATAAATCTTGCTAAATTTTACGTTCATCAAAGCAATATACCAAATGTTATTATGAACCATCTTGTAGATAATATCAAGAACAATGATAATATTCATGACCAGATTCGTGACCTTGAAGAAAAACTACAAGAAAAAATACAAGTCAAAGACAATGAAGATAAGACAAATGAAGGAAAAGATGCAGGTAAAAATAAAAAGAAAACTCCAACAAAGGAGAAAAAAGGATTTGATGAAAATACGCAGGTTTTGAAAGATAATATCAATAGCTTAAAAAGACGACTAACTACGGTAAATCTTGAAAGTAGTTATATTCCAAATAGCAACGAACATCAACAAAAATGGGCTTACAGTAAGATTCAAAACCAAAGCCCTTTCTCTTCAACGCTTGATGAAAGTACAATATGTGATATAATGGACATGGAAATCGATTCAAATTATAAAATTTTGGTATTAATGGGTATTGGAGTACTTATTAAGCACGAACACAAAAAATATGAAGAAACAGTAAAACGACTTGCACAAGAACAAAAACTATATCTAATTTTGACTTCATCTGATTACATATACGGTACCAATTACCAATTCTGTCATGGCTTCATAGGAAAAGACTTGCCAAATATGACACGACAGAAGATATTGCAGTGTTTAGGTAGAGTTGGAAGAAATTCTACACAACAAGATTATACTGTAAGATTTAGGAATAACGACATGATACATAATTTGTTCAAAGCAGATGCAATAAATATGGAAGCAAATAATATGAATCGGTTATTGTGCCATTATAACTGAAGGATATCATGCATTGCAATTCCGTTTAAAATATATTGTAAATTATATTCTATGATGTAAACATCTTTATCGCAAACAGAAATAGAGCATAAAAGTATATCATTTTTTTTAAGTAATGACATGCACATTTCATAATAATTATTACTAGAATTATCACTACGAGATAGAAATGTAAATGGTTGAGAAGTTCCTAATAACTTGTATTTTTCATTCAGTAATATCCATAAAGAAAACCCATAAACATGATTTTCAATAACTCTCACATTTATCAAGTACTTTTTTAAATCTTCCAAATAAATACAAGCACCCCCATGCATTTCACAGCCATCAAAATAAAAAGCTTTTTGAAAATATATTGTACGTTGTTCAAATGAATGCTTATCTATAGAAATTATTTTCATTGGATTGTAGGAATGAATAAAATACATCATACTTATATTTTCATTTAAAAACAGCCAATTTTTTTGCGGTTTATATTCTTCATCTTTCAAAACTTGAATCATTTCTATATTGCCATTGCTGTAATCATATTTACACAAACAAACTTCTGGTATCCAGTTTTCGTTATTATCCAGTGTTACTGCCGTAAATGTTTGACAATTTATCAATCGACAATCTTCCAATCCTACTGTAAATGACGTAAAAAGTTTTCTAGGTTGTATTAAAGTCTCATTCATAGGATTAATTTCAACTACATCATATTGTTGGTTTAGTACCAACAGAAAATTACAATTTTTTATTGTTGGATACTCAGTATCAGACAGTTTTTCTTGTTTTCTAATTGTCGCAAGATAATAACCTTCGTATATAGGATGATCTATTAAAGACATGTTGAAACCATACTCCATGTTTATTTTGCATAAAAAATCATGTGATAATGTACTTACTACCATAAAATATATTATAAAATAATATACCATTTATACTATTTTATTCAAGTATCGTCAAATGTAATTGTACATGGGTATTTTATGAAACAATAGTCTCTCCACGTAGTCGGCATTGGATAGTT